AATAAACAAAAACTTGAAGCTCTACGCGAGTTAAATAAGCGAAAGAAGTTAGCTGAATATAAAGATAACTTTGAGTTATTCGCAAGAGAACAAATTAAGATTCTACCTAAAGACAGTTCTCAAGGGTTTCAACCTTTTGAGTTTAATGAGGCTCAGAGAATTGTTAATAGTAAGATTGAAGAACAATTAAAGGATACTGGTAGGGTAAGAGCTATTATTCTTAAAGCTCGACAGATGGGTCTAAGCACCTTTACTACTGCCCGAGTATTCTGGAAGAGTTATTTTAATCCATACAACAAGTCAGTTGTTATGGCTCATGATACTGCTACGTCAGATGCTCTCTTTGCCATGAGTAGAAATACTATTGCAAATATGCCTGAAGACTTCAGACCTAAGTTTAAGAAGTCTAACGCCAAAGAGATTATGTTTGAGCATAATGACTCAGGGTATAGACTGTATACTGCTGGTTCCCCAGATGCTGGACGAGGAACAACACCAACCATTGCTCACTTGTCTGAGGTTGCCTTCTGGACTCATGATGCTAGGATCCTTGCTGGTTTATTCCAGGGTATCTCTCAGGCTAAAGGTACTGAGGTTATTCTTGAGAGTACAGCTAATGGTGTAGGTAATGAGTTTCACAGACTATGGACTGGTGCTGTGAATGGAGAGAATGAGTATGTACCTATCTTTGTACCTTGGTTCTTGATGCCAGAGTACAGGAGAGAAGCTCCAGAGAATTTTGAAAGAACAGAAGAAGAAGAGATATTAGTTACTAGGTTTAACCTAGACAATGATCAGCTGTATTGGAGAAGACTGAAGATTGCTGAGGGTGGCTCAGATAAGTTCCGTCAAGAGTACCCCTCAACCCCAGAGGAAGCTTTCGTTGTCTCAGGCTCTAACGTATTTAATATTGAGAAGTTATCTGAGTTAGTCCCTCAACCTATCTTAAAACAGATGGAGTTTAGCTTTGACTCTCAGATGATGGAGGATGCACCAAGAGGTTCTATTGAGATCTATAAGTATCCTACTTTTGAAGACTCCTTTGCTATTGGTGCTGATGTATCACTAGGGGTTGGTAAAGACTATTCCACAGCTATTGTGATGAATAGAGATAGAGAAGTATGTGCTGTATACAGAAACAATACTATTGATCCTTCTAAGTTTGGTGATATCTTGTTCTACCTTGGTAGATACTACAATAACGCACTACTAGCTGTAGAGAGTAACTCTATGGGTATTGCTACTCTAAATAGACTTACCCAGATGCAGTACGTTAATATGTACTATCAGACTAAGATGGCTAACGTATCTAAGGAAGAAGGTAACCGTATTGGATGGAGAACTACCTCGGCATCTAAGCCAGCTATTATTGGATTCCTAAAGAGTGCAGTAGAGAACGAAGAAGTATGGATTCCTTCAAGGACTATTATCGGTGAGCTGATGAATTATGTAGCTGATGATAGTGGTAAGACTAACGCTATTGTTGGTCATAACGATGATACAGTAATTGCCCTAGCTATTGTTCTTGAAGTTATCAGAACTCACGGTGACAAACTAACAACTAATAATGTTCCCTTCACACAACGTATGGGATCATTCCAACAACAGGACTCGACATGGCTGTAATGAATACACCGTTAAGTGGTAAAGAGAAGGAAGCTTTTAAGAAGCTACTTAAGCCACAACAACCCGGTAAGCTTCTTGACTCAAAAGAAAAGTTAAGCAAGAATACCGACAGAACACTACCCATTAGAGGGCAGTAAATTATGTTTTACGTATATGTACACTTTACAAAAGACGAGCTTAAGCCGTTTTATATTGGAAAAGGAAAAGGTAAACGCAAAGATGATATTCGTAATAGAAATAGATATTGGAATCATGTAGTAAATAAACATGGATTTGTATCTGATATTCTAAAAGAATTTACTGAAGAGCAAGAAGCCTTAGAATACGAAAAAGAAATGATAAGATTCTTCAAAGAAGAAGGATTTAATTTAGCTAACCTCTCTACTGGAGGGGATGGCGGTGGAACAGGTGTTAAAAGAACACCTGTTGAAAAGGAAAATTTAAGTAATCTTTATAGAGGTAAAAGATTTGGGCTTGATGAAGCTCAAATAATTATTGCTACAAATAAGATTACGGGGCAAGAAACATTTATGCAGGGTAATATGGATATAAAACAAAATGGTTTTAATCCTAGCCACGTATCTAAATGTATTCGAGGGATTAGGCAATCCCATAAAGGATTTACATTTAGGTGTGCATAGATACCCTCAATCCCTTTGTGTCCGCCTGGGGCGACCAGCGGGTGGGATGTCTGGAAGATTTATATAGGTCATTGTTGACCGTGATTGATTGATTGAACCAAGAAAGGTTAACAATGGCAGATAATATTTCAAGCGTAGTACGCTTTTCACAGGGATACAAAGAGAAAGTTACAGACGAAGAATTAGTTAGTATGATCGAGACAGGGGTAATGAACTCTGTTGGTGACTTCCTAAATAGTTCTGATATGGCAAGGGAAAGACAGAAGGCCACATTCGAGTATGGAATGATGCCTGACTTTCACCTCAAGCCACAAGGTGTTTCACAGATTGTTTCTTCAGATACTGTAGAAGCTGTTGAGGGTTACTCAGCTATTATCTCTGAACTACTATTTAACAACAATAAGATTGCTCGTTTTACCCCATATAGTAATTCACCTAAGGCTTTTCATGAGGCAAAGGTAGCTTCTGACCTAGTAAACTATGAAATTTTCAAGAAAAATGCTGGTTGGGAAATCCTAAATACATGGGTAAAAGCAGCACTATTATGGAAAAATTCCATTGTAAGATGGGAGTTTATTGAGGATTTTGAGTATTCTTTTGAAGAATATGAGAGTATCTCTCAAGAAAACCTAGATACCCTTCTTGCTGATGATGATGTAGAAGTTGTTGGTCAACTAGAGTATGAACAAGAACTAACTACAGATGAAGACGGTAATGCTGTATACGCTATGGTATACAAGAATGTACGTCTAAAAAGAAAACATAATAAGACCAGAGTTGAACTAAGAAATATTCACCCTGAGTCTTTCCGTATCACAAGAGATGCACACAACTTTGAAGATGCTTCTTTTGTTGGTATTCAAATTGATATGACTCGATCAGAGATCAGAAAGTATTTCCCCCAAATTGCAGAGAACATTGATTGGGACGCCATTGGAGACGGTAGCTACGATTGGGCTACCAAGTACACCGAAGAGCAAGCAGCTCGAAAGCGTCTAGTTGGTGAAGAGTACTGGCTAGGTGGGAATTCCCGTGAACTCTATCCTGTTGAAGCTAACCGACAGGTTACTGTTGTTGAGTGTTGGCTACACGTTGACCGTGATGGTGACGGTATTGCTGAACTAAAACACTTTATTATTGCTGGTACTACAATTCTTCTTGAAGAAGATTGTGATATGATTCCCCTAGCAGCTCTATGCCCATTTGAAGTACCACATGAGTTCTTCGGGCTATCTGTTGCTGATATGATCAGACCATCTACAATGGCTTCCACAGCTATTCTACGTGGTTTCGTTGAGAACGTATATCTAACCAATTACTCTCCTAAGCTTGCTGATCCTAACGTAGTTGACTTCAGTGCTCTACAGAACATGAAGCCTAAGCAGATTATTGCTACTAACGGTAATCCTCAGACTGCTGTTTCAGCTATGACTCCTGACACTATTAGTACTGGTACTGTACCACTACTAGAGATGTTACAGCTACATAAAGAACAAGCTACAGGTCTATCTAAAGCTGCTCAAGGTCTAAACGATACACTATACGTATCTGGTAACTCCGAAGAGAAGATGCAGAGAGCTATGACTGCTGCTCAAATCCGTATTCAATATATGGCTCGCAGATTCGTAGAGACTGGTATTAAGCGTATGGTTGAGGGTGTATACAAGACTATGCGCACTAAGATGCGTGGTCAGACTGTAGGCTACTTTGATCAGAACCAAGTATATGCTTCTGTTGACCCAGGTTCACTACCATCTAATATGCTCATTCAGATTGATGCTGACGTAGGTGAAAACGGTAACAACAACGTTGTCAAGAAGATGACTATGGTTGGTCAGCAACTACTACCTGCACTACAACAAGCTGGTGCTGGTGGTGCTGTTAATCCTGCCGCAGCTGTACGTATTGCAGCTAAGACTCTTGAGGCTATGGATCTTGATCCACTTGAATTCCTTGAGGACTATACCTCAGATGATTTCATCAAGAAAGCTGAGCAGTCTAAAGCAAATGAAATGCAGGCAGCTGAGAAAGCTAAACAGCTTGAAGAGCAGATTAAGCAGCTTAATATGGCTCAACAACAGGCTACTATTGATCTGACTAACATTCAGTCTAAGAATGCTATGCAAGATAACGTCAAACAACTTATGGTTGCGCTTGATAAATCCCATCAAGAGTGGGCTAAGCTATATATTCAAGCAGCTAAAGAGGGTGTTGAATTACCACCTCAGCCTAAGATTGATGATTTATTAGCAGTAGCTTCTAAGGCTATTAAGTCTGATTTAATTGGTGATGCTAGCAGACCACAGGGCGGTGTTGAGAAACCCCAACCAGAAGGTCCAGCAGCAATGATGCCTGAACAAATGATGTAAATAGATTGTCAGTGGGTGTCCCGCTCCTAACTTGCTTAGTGATGGCCCCACATGCTATATAATAAGGCGAAAGAGGTAGCTCCTTTGTTGTGCCCTAACACAACTAGCCTTTTCTTTTAGGGAAGAAATGAGTAACAAAGAATATGAAAAGAAGCGCCGAGAGAAAAGGCGTAATAATATAGAGTACAAAGAGCAGCTAGCAATTTCTTTTATTGCTAGAACTTATAATATTGATAAAATAGTCGCCAAAGAATTGTATATTAAATCCATGCAAATATGCGAATTATGCGGTATTGAATGGAATCCTGATATTCATACAAAAAGGTTTTGTGTAGATCACTGCCATACTACTGGAAAAGTAAGAGGCATACTCTGCGCTAGATGCAATATCGAATTAGGTTTTTATGAAAATAGTAACCATAAATTTGATTTATTTTCAAAATACTTAGATACTAAATAATGGACAAATATAGACAAGGCCTTGAAAAAAGGCTTAAACCTAAGATGAATCACGATACAATGGAATATAAAGTAGAACCATTCCGTGATGCCCAAGTTGCCCTCGGTCAAGCTCAGTTTGTACAGCGTGAACGAGAACAATTCTTTAATGAAGCTTACAGTGAGATCTTAGCTGATCTTTTTGTTGCTTGGCTAAAGACAGAGCCACACTGCAGCAAAGAGCGTGAGTATCTATACTCAACAGCTATGGCTCTTGGTTCAGTAAAAGAGAAGTTAGTAGGTATTGAAACCTACGGTAACAACGTTAAGTACATTCAACAAATTCAAAAAGGATCCTCAGCAGAGAGCGAGGAAGATGGAATTAATGAGTAAGTATCAACAAGCAAAAGACGTCCTTGAAAAAGGTCGTGAAGAAATCCTGCGTGAACTAGCCCTATGTGGGCAGAATGGTGGCACAGGTCGTTCACAAAGCTACGCACCTATCTTAGTTAATCTTCATAA